TCTTCAACTACACCAACCCAAAACTTTGATTCAATCATTATACTTCACCTTCGTCTAAATCGGAATCAGAAGCGACTTCTATTACAGTTTCATGCTTTCCTGGATCAATTATATGTCGCACTGCCACTATCAAATGTTTTCCTGAAAATGTATAATCCAATTGTTGATCTTGATCTATTTTTCCTCTTTTAGGATATTTTAAATTGACCAACATGCCTATAGTCAACCCAAAATTTCCAGGAAGTAATATTTTCATTTTCTTTGTAGAAATGAATGAGAGTAACGCTGACCTGTGCGCTAAAGCGACTTCTGGATTATGTAATTTGGCTACAGAATTTTTTCTTTGCGTATATTTACTCAAATTATATTGAGAATCCGTAACCATAACGGTACGTCTAGATTCAAAAGCATTATCTGGTAATACACTTTTTTTGTTCGAAACATAAGGCATGTTCGTAGAACTATTTAATTTAGTTCGCTTATCATAATATTTATTTGCTATTTCTTGGCGAAACATTGTTCCAGTAATTATATCAAACCCATAAATTGTGCTCGCATAAGTTCCTTTTTTTATGTTATCTAGTAAATTGAATTGTGAAGAAACCTCACTGCTTTTAGCACCAATAAACCCGTCTTTATTTTCACCATCAATAATGGTATTTTTTGAAGTAAAAAGGATATTGAATGATTCTTGCGAAAATAGGTCTTCTAAACTAACGAAATTAAAACCTTCTTTGTTTTCAAAAAATAAAAAGTCTGGAATATCTTTTGAATTTACCGCTCTATTTGCACACCAATGAAGAGCATCAAAAGGCTTCAATGACGGAAGCACCATATTTTTAACGCCGATCGATTCGCTAATCGAAACCTTATCTTCTGAAATTTCTAAAAAATCTGTAAAAATGTTGTGTGCTATATTGGAATAAGTGTCAATATAACCTCTACTTACTCTACTCTGTTCTGACAAAATCATCTCTTCTGAACAGAAATATAAAATGAATTTTTCTGAGGTTTGATTGCTCAGTTTTCTTTTTTCTTGTTTGTAAATTCTAGCTGTTTTTTCGTAGAGAAATTTATCATCAAATTTAGACAAAGACATTTTGATAAAGGAAGATCCGGATTTGACAATTCGTGATATAGATGATGTGTCTTTTATAACAACTGATCCTGTAATAACTGGTGAAATAATATTTTCAGTTATTTCAAGTTGTTCCATCAGACCTCTGATAGAAAAATAACTTTCACTTCCAGAACCATCAGCGAAAACAATGTCTAAACTTTTTATAGAAAACGAGCTATATTCTTGATCTAATGTTGGCATCGTTTAATCTTAACCAATAAAGAGTAGATTTTTTAATTCTTCTTCTACTCTACTGACGTATTCCTTATTTAAAATTTTAATTGATTTTTTCTTTTCATTATTTTCGACCTCTAGTTCATAAAAATTTTTGAAAATTTTTGAAGGAACTATTCTTAGAACATAATTTCCACCTTCAGAATTAGTCAAAGTTTTTACAATTTCAACATCTCTGGTTGATACAAAGGAAGTCCAAGATTCAAAATCCGTCTCGGTCAATTGTATAACGGTTTCAGAATTTTCAAGACCTTCAATATATCGTTCTTCTTTAATGTAATATTTTTTATTTAAGGTAAAGTCCTTTTCACTATTTTGTGAAAATTCTAAACCAGAAGTGAATCCGTTTTCTATCGCAATAGAATAATACTTTTCATCAACATATTTGTTAAAAGTTTCATAATTCATATACCAATCAAATTGTGGATCAATAATATCATTTAACAAAAGAATTATCCAATGTTTAGAAGATGTTCCATAAAACTTATAAGATAAACTTTCTGGGCTATCATCATTTACAATGTCATATGTAAAGTATGAAGTGACTATGTTTTTAATAGTATCAATAAATTTAACTCTCGCAATTATATTTGTTGCAAGATTTAAATCGCCATTCCTTTCTGATAGATAAGGAGTTTTTGGAAAATGCCTAAAATAGTTTGCCATTAGAAAGAGGCTCCTCCAGTCGTGAGGGCAGCGAGGGTGCCACCTCTTAGTAATTCTTTTGTAATCATAGTTCCTTCCATAAACTGTAACTGTAATCTTATGGCTACTGGCGTCCCTGTTGAACCGAGTCTGGGAGAATTTTCTCCCTGAGCTTCATATGCGCTGAATCCATTTGGAGCATAGTCGGCCTGTATTCCGGTCAAATAGCATGTAGAAATTTTAGGAATATTTGGATTTGGCTGTCCGTTGTAATAGAACTTTATATCAAAAGCTGATGGTGCTAATAGATAACGACCAAAAGTTCCAGCAACAAGTTCAGGTGCCGCATGAAATTTAAATGAATTAATTATTTTATGAACTTGAAGAGCCTCAGATTCACTTCTGGGATAAAATTGGAAATCGAATTGAAAATTTCTTAAGTTTGTAGATGTGTAAATTACTTCAAAGTTAGGATTAACAGCATATCCCAATGCTCCAGGTAATGCGCCATTTGCGCCTAGCGTCTTATCTAAGGCTTCTAAAAGAAAAGGAGTTAAGTTTGTTTTATTTTTATAAAGTCCGGTTGCATTTGCAGCGCCGAGACCAAGACCAAGACCTATTTGACCTCCTGCAATTTTTGGAATTGCGTTTAGTTGTGCTTGATCATAGTTATGAGAATAATCAAAATTTAAAGTATCGGGCATATAAAGAGTGATACTTTCTTTAGCCCTCTTCAATGTGTTAAATGCAGTTGCAATGTCATTTTTTAATTTTCTCATAGCTCTTTCAACTGAGCTTGCTCCCGCAGTAGCATCAGTTGTTAAATTTTGAGAACCAGCGGCAGTGGTGTTTCTTTGGCCAGCATAGTTTGCGTTCTGTTCATAATTTGTTCCTCTTCTACCAGGAACTGAGTTTCCTCTTTGACTTGCGGCAGTAGTATTCTGGTTTCCCCCAGAACCCGTAGTTGTTGAGCTAGATTGTTGAGCAGAACGGGTTCTGCCACTAATTTCTCCTGCCGTAGAAATATCCAAATTACCAGAACCTCCAGAAAGAACTCCAGATAAATTTGAACCTCTGGTTCTCATCAATTGTTTTCTAATTTGATATTCTACAGGATCACCACCTTCAGTCTCTACACCAAAATCTGAGTTTATTTTATCTCTAACAAATATTTCAAATGTCATGTAGTGATTGTATCTGGTAGTTCCCACATCAAGAGGATAACGATATGAGTTTATATCGAAATTATCCGAGCCAGATTCTCTATCAAAATCATTTTGAAACTGTACTTCGTTAAGGGTAAATAATGGCATTTTGATTCCTATTTTGAATATACATACTATTTATATGAGCTATAAAGGAAAATTTAGACCAAAAAATCCCGAAAAATATAAAGGTAATGCGAACAATATAATTTATCGCTCTTCATGGGAACTAAAGGCGATGCATTATTTTGACATAAACCCAAATGTAATTTCATGGGCTTCTGAAGAACTTGTTATTCCATATTTATCTCCTCTTGACGGAAAGCAGCATCGTTATTTTCCAGATTTTATTGTTGAGATAAAAAGAAAAGATGGAGAAAGAGAAGTATATCTTCTTGAAGTGAAACCTTTCAGAGAAACTCAGCCTCCACAAAAAAGAGGTAAAAATAACTCAAGATTTCTAAGTGAAACAGTGACCTATGCAAAAAATCAAGCAAAATGGAAAGCTGCTGACATTTTTTGTCAGACAAAAGGCTGGAAGTTTATGTTAATTACTGAAAATGAATTGGGTTTAAAAACTTCTCATAAATAGTCTTATGAGCAGCATTCTTCAAAAAATCAATAGAGAGATGAATCTTTTAGGACATCCTATAGGTTCAAATTCTGGCAGAAATTGGCTAAACAAGAAACTAAAAGAATTGAGAGTAAAGCCTAGAACTGTCGTACAAGATGTTGAAAATTTAAGAGAGAATCCAACGATAGGTAGAATGTATTTTTATTTCTACGATCCAAAATTAAAATATGAGTTGCCGTTCTATGATAAATTTCCCTTAGTTATTCCTATAGAAAAACATACTGATGGATTTTTGGGATTAAATTTACATTATGTTCCGCCTCAAGTTAGATTCGCAATAGTTGATACTCTCTCAAAAAAATTGAATAATAAAAGAATGGATGAGACAACTAGAATGCGTATTAGTTATGAATACTTAACGCGACTGAAAACCTTTAGTTTGTTTCAGCCTTGTATAAAAAAATACCTATACTCACATGTTAGATCGAGGTTGCTTTTCATAGAGCCATCAGAATGGTATTTTTCGTGCATTTTGCCTTTTGAGATGTTTCGTTCCGAAAAAAAATCTGGTAAAAAACCTAATCAACAACCCTAGAGAAAACACATGTCATTTTCACCACAATTATTTTTAGCCAACATGAAAAGGCATGACGGTCCTGCCAAATCTAGCAGGTTTCAGGTAATACTACCCATACCAACTTATGTCGGTTCTTTTATAAGTATGTCTTTATTGCAACAAATATTGGATCTTGGTGGTATAATTCAAGATATTACGTCAAACTTTATCAATAATTTATTAGGTGCAGGCGAATCTAATCAAGGATATTCTGATCCCGAAATAACCCGCTATCTAGGCATGCAATGTGAGTCGGCTGAACTTCCAGGAACCTCACTAATAACAGCAGATTCAAAAATATATGGACCAGTATATAAAGTTCCATATCAAAAACAATTCGCTGACGTAAATCTTTCTTTCATTTGCACTAATGATTTTTATGAAAGAAAGCTCTTTGATAAATGGATTGAATGTATCATGCCCCCAGACACAAATAATTTAAGATTTCCAAAGGGGCAAAACACTAGATATTTGAGCGATATATCAATCATTCAGTTTGATGAATTTGTGAAACAAATATATGCAATAAAACTGATAGATGCATTTCCAATCTCGATTGCATCCATGCCTTTATCTTGGGCTGATGATAATTTTCATAGAGTGACAGTTTCTTTTGCTTATCATTATCACAAAGTTATATACGAAGGAAAATACGATATTGGTCAAAGTATTGGTGCTGGGCTTGGTACTCTATTCTCTGGATTTACTAACGAACTACAGCAAGCAATTTTTACTTAATTATTAATTGGAGAAGACAATGTTACCTAAAATTGATGTGCCTACTTATGAATTGAAATTAGTTTCACAAAAAAAGCCTATAAAGTTTAGACCGTTCTTAGTGAAAGAACAAAAATTACTAATGATGGCTCAAGAGAATAGTGAAAATGATAAAGATTATTTACTAAACACTGTCAAACAAATAATTAATAATTGTGTTTTGACAGAATTAAATGTGAATGATTTACCCATGTTTGATATTGAATATCTTTTTTTGAATTTGAGAGCTAGATCTATGGGAGAGGTGGTGAAGATTAGTTATAAATGTGTGAATCGTGTTGGTGAACACCAGTGCGGAAATGTAGTAAACTTTGACGTAAACATATTAAATATCAAACCTATTATTTCTAAACAGCATAATAATAGAGTTGAAATAAATGAAAAACTTGGATTACTCATGAGATATCCAAGTCTAGATATTCTTAAAGAAATAGATATGAACAATGAAGAATCTGTATTAAGAATAATATTTTCTTGCATTGAATCGATATATGATCCAGAAACACTTTATCATACTAAAGATATAGAAGCAAAAGAATTAGAAGAGTTTGTTGACAGTCTTCCGACTACAGTTGTTGAGAAAATTAAAATGTTTTTTGATACTATGCCAAAAATAGAACATGATATACATTTTCATTGCAACAAATGCAATTATGAAGAGGACATAAAAATTGAGGGTCTAAACTCTTTTTTCGAGTAACTTTATATAATGACAATTTAAGAAATTATTATGATGTAAATTTTGCTTTAATGCAACATCATAAGTATAGCCTAACGGAACTTGAAAACATGATACCGTGGGAACGAGAAGTATATTTGACACTGTTATTAAAATTTGTTGAAGAAGAGAATGAAAAGCACCGACAACGACAAGCAGAACTAAACGCTAAAAGAAAAAGCGGAAGGTAAAAAATGGCGAGAAAAACAACAGGCTCTATTGATGCTAATTCAAGATTAGCAGAAATTTTTGAATTTCAAAGACAAAAAGGTAGAGGCACATTAGGCGCTCTTGGCGGTGCTGTTGGCGGAAGAGTTTTAGAAAGTTTGGATATAAGAAATCTTCTTTTTGGCGGTCCAGGAACCGAGTCCAGATCTTTGACTCAAGCTGTAGGTAGAGGTATTTTTGGAAGAGGTTATCGCGCAGCACCATCGAGAAGATCGCGTGGTGTTGAACGAGATTTTGAAAGACCAATTGAAAGCCCTGAGGTAATACGTTCGCTTTCTAATATGGAAGATTCTCTCAGTTCTATTAGTAATAAAATGTCCATCGTGGCAAAAAATAGTATTGCACAAAATAGAATGTCGCGTGATATAAACGTCATAAGACAAAATGTTGGTTTACTGACAAAAAAAGAATTAGGTACGGCTAGAACAAAAGCTGATATGTATTTCATGAATGCAAAACAGCGAGAAAAAGAGTATGAGAGACAATTCAAAAAAGAAGATATTAAAACCACACCGGGCGCACCTGATGATGCTGGTGATAAAAAAGAATCTTCTCTTGCATCTAGATTGTTTAAAACTGCACTAGGAATAGGTGGAATATTTGCAGTGATAAAAGGAATTCAATCCATAGTAAATGGATTTACTTCTATAAAAAGTTATATAGAAAATTTCTCTAAAGAAGTGCAGGCTAGAATACAACAATTTAAAGAATTTGATTTTAAGAATTGGATTGAATCATTTACTCCAGAAAAAATGACTGAGTTTGCTCAAGGTGCATTAGAATCTTTAAAAACAGGATTTCAAGCAACAAAAGATGCAATTATGGGTGCGGTAGATAAAATTGATAGTGCAACGATAGGTGATACTATTATGTTTTTTGCCAACTCTTTTGTGGATGTTATGAAATTTATTTTCAAGACTTTTCAAAGAGGAATTGAATCATTAAGCAGCGAAGACTTATTAAAACTTGCCGCTGCTGGTGGATTATATGCTATATTATTTGGCGGTGCTGGAGCTAAATTAGCTGGCGGATTAATAGGAAATCTTCTCTCATCAGTTTTTTCTGGAATTGTAAAAGGACTACCATCTTTATTGGCAGTTTTAATGTCGCCAGGTGGATTGCTTGCCGTAGCATTAGGTGGAATATTTGTTGC